CGAATCAGATCATCTATGCGAACACGGGTAGCACCGTTGTCTACGACACAGCCGTGGGCACAGTTACCTACACGGTTTCGCCTGCGTGGACTACTTCGGCTTTGGTGTTGTCGTGGCTGGGTATCGACGTGGCTACGGCTAACGACACGGCCTTTGTGACGAAGTGTGTAAACGCTTCTAACGCTTGGTGTTTCCGTAAGCGTCGTGAGGCGGGTTACACAGACTCTCCCACGACGGTTCCCGATGCATCGGTGGAACTTGGGGCGACAATGTATGCAGCCACGCTTTACCGTGAACGCGGAACCTCTGGCGACTCGTACGGTGGCTTCGACGGTATGGGAAATCTGCCAATGCCCGTCACGCTTCACCGCATTATGCAGCTGTTGGGCTGTGGCAGGGCACAGGTCGCCTAATGGCTTCAGGCATCTTGTACGAGGCTGTAAACACGGTGAAAACCGCGTTGACGGCTTTGAACCTTGTGCCTATTACTGACCCCCGCAACGTGCGCCCCATGTCGGTTCTGATCCAACTGCCAACGTCCACAAACTTCACCTACAACGTCGGCAACATCACGTTGACCCTCAACATCTGCGCACCGCCTCCGGGCAACCAAGATGCGGGGGACTACCTGATGACGGTTGCCGACACAATCATGAACTCGCCCATCGCAGTCACTGACATGCGCCCCGGGCTTTTAAGCGTGGGCGGGCAAGACCTGCCAACCTACGACCTAACCGTTGCCGTCGCCGTACGGCGCAACTAACAAAGGAGCCATCATGGCGACAAGCACATTTTTATCCAACGCGACAATTGGAATGACGCAGGGTGCAACCACTGTTGACTTCTCCGACCAAGGCAACCAGTGCACCATCACCGTCGGTCAGGACTCGCTCGAGATCACTGCCTTCGGTGATACAGGCCACAAGTTCGCTGGCGGTCTCCAGTCTGTTGACGTGTCCATCACTTTCTTCCTCTCCTACGGAGCAGGCGAAGTCGAGCAGTTCTTGAGCACCTGCGTTGGCACTGGCACCACCACTTTCACCATCTCACCATCGGGTGCAACAGAGTCTGCGAGCAATCCAGAGTATGTAATCTCGAATGTCATGATTGCTGACTTCACCCCAATCAACTCCACCGTCGGCGAAATCGCCACCGTTCAAATCACGGGTACCGGTGGAACTTGGGTTCGCGACGTAACCCCGTAAACCCGTAAACACATAGAGGAGAACCTATGAGACTGAAGCTGCAAGTAGAAGAAAAGGACGCGACCTACACGGTCGAGACCAACCTCTTCGTCATCATTGCGTGGGAACGAAAGTTCAAGCGCAAGATTTCGGATCTGTCAAACGGTATCGGCATGGAAGACCTTGCCTTTATGGCGTTCGAGTGTTGTAAACAAATCGGACATCCCGTACCGGCAATCTTTGACGACTACATCAAACGCCTCGTAAACATTGACGTTCTAGAGGATGAAACTGTAAACCCTACGGAAGAGGCTCTTACCACCGAGCCTTAGCAGAACTGCTACTGGCAACGGGGTACTGGCCTCCACAAATACCCTTCGACATGGAAGCACTGGAAACAGTGCTAAAAGTCTCTAACGAAAAGCCGCAGCAATGAGTGTAAACATGACGACGCAAGTAGTGGGAGGCAAAGAAGCCATCCTTGCTCTTCGTCGCATTGACCCTGAGTTGCGTAAACAGTTCACTAGAGATGCAAAAGAAGTTGCTAAGCCCGCAACTGATGCTGTGAAAACTGCTTACCAGACGGTTCCGCTTTCGGGTATGGAGCGCAACTGGCAACAAAAGGGTCGCAAGATTTTCCCGTTTACGGTGGCTGGCGCTCGTCGAGGTGTTGCCGTCAAGATTGACACGCGTCGTAATTCAGAGAATGTGATCTTGATTGAGCAACGCAACGTCGGTGCTGCAGTGTTTGAAACTGCTGGGCGTAAACACGATTCCGATCTTGCAAAAAACCTTGGGAAAGTTTCACCAGGTCGCACCCGTGTCATTGGGCCTGTGGTGTATTCCCGTAAGTACCTCATTGAGAAAGAAATGCAACGACTTATCGTGTCGGTCATTGCCAAAGTTGAAAGAATGTTGCCATGAGCCTTTCCATACCCATTATTAGCCAGTTCGACAATAAGGGCATCAAGGCCGCCATTAAGAGTTTTCAACAACTCGAGACCAAGGGACAGAAGGCGTCTTTCCTGTTAAAGGGCGCTATGGCTGGCGCTGCCGCTGGTCTTGCAGCTGTGGGTGCTGCAGCGTTTACCGCTGGCAAGTTGATGTGGGAATTCGCCAACATGGCTCGTGCGGATCAATTGGCGCAGGTGCAGTTGGCTGGAACGCTCAAGTCCACTACTAAAGCCACTGATGCCCAGATTGCTGCGGTTGAGGATTACATTGACGTGACTCAGCGCGCTACGGGCGTCGCCGACGATGAACTTCGTCCGGGTCTCGCTCGTCTTGTTCGTGCCACGAAGGATGTTGGCAAAGCGCAGAAATTGTTGAACCTTGCGTTGGACATTTCGGGGCGTACTGGCAAGCCATTGGCTGCCGTTGTTAACGGGTTGGCTCGTGCCAGCGAGGGTCAGAACACTGCGCTTGGCAAGTTGGGTCTTGGCTACACCAAGGCGGAACTCAAGGCAAAGTCTTTTGCTGATATTCAGGAAGAACTGAACAAGAAGTTCGCGGGTGGCGCTGCAGACAAGGCTGCAACTTTTGAGGGCACGATGGCTCGCCTGAAGATTACTTTTGACGAACTCAAGGAGTCTGCTGGCGTGGCGTTTCTGCCTGTGCTCCAACAACTTGCAGATTCGGCTATCAAGGTTGCGGACGCGTTCGGTAAACAAGGCATTTCGGGCGCTATTGAAGAACTTAAGTTTCAACTGCAGTTTTTGCTGTACGACGCAAACGGTCAACTGAACACGGTTGGTCAGCAACTCAATACGATTTTGACTGCCTACAACGCAGTCGCTCGCACCTCCAATGTTGGTCGTTTTTTGCCCAGCAACATCCTTGTTCGAGCTGGTACGGGTCAATCTTTAATCGCCCCAAAGGTTGAAACCATTGACAAATTAAGTGGCTCCATTGATGTTGTGCAGCGAGACATGCGTCAGCGTGGCGTAACTGCATCGCAAGGTCTCGGGGCATCCGCATACGCCCGAAACAACCCCGGAAGCGTCATAAATGTTTACCCGCAACTCGGAACCGACCCCAAGATACTTGCCCGTGAAATGAAGAGAATTATGGATTCCGCTGCCCGTGAAGATGGCGGTTTTGGTATCCGTATGGGTGGCCCGAGGCGCTAATGGCTTACCCAACACCCAAGGTTGAGATTGCCTTTAACGACGGCCCTTATGTTGCGTCGCCTACTTGGACTGACGTCACGAGCGATGTCCGCGACATGTCAATTGACCGTGGCACCGATGGCGACTGGGGCACGTTCTCAGGAAACGCCTATGTGACTCTTGATAACCGTGACCGTGCTTATGATCCGTTTTGTACTACTAGCCCCTATTGGGATGCGGTGACAGGCAAGACAAAGCTTCTTCCGCGTCGCCAGATACGCATCTCTGCCGTTTACGGCGGAACCACATACCCGGTGTTCCGTGGCTTCATTTCGGGATGGCCTCCATCATGGACGGACGCAGGCTACGACTCAACGGTCAGCCTTTCCTGCTTCGACGCCATTGGTTTGTTGAACTCTGAAACGCTCCCTGCCGACTGGAGCCGTAACTACATCCTGAGCACTAGCCCACGGCATTACTACCCCTGTGATGAGCCTGTAGGGCCGTATACGACTAACCAGGTGTTGACGGACTACGGCTCTGTTCCGTTGAACATGGCAACCACGGCAACAGCGTTCAGTGGAGACCAACTTGCCGTCGGACTTGTAAACAGTTCAGTTACCGGCACGAATGGTGAAGCTGCGAACTCCGCAAACGGTACGACTGTCAACTCTGGGCTTAGTTTCACCGTGTCCTGTTGGGCAGTGCCTGACGCAAGTGGGTTGTCGTTTACACCGTTTGCGCGCGGTAACTACGGCAACATGTTTTGGTATTTCGGCTACAACACAGCAACAGGCAAGTTTTATGTTGAAGTTGACGAGGGTTCGTTTTCTAACTCAAAAGTGGCAACGACAACGATTAGCGGTTGGGACTCTGGCGTCGCCCGCATGTTCTCGTTTTCGTACAACTCAGCAACCCGTGCAATTATCCTTTACATTGACGGCCTTGTTGTTGCTACAACCGTTGTTGACAGCGCCAACATTTATATTGCTTTTCCTGAGACTGTAAACATCGCCTACGGATCTGTACAGCAGTTAGTGGTCTGGGACGGTGTGCAAACCCAAGCCGTCCTGCAGAACATTTTTAAATACTCCACAGTGGCTTTCTCTGAATCCACAGCTGCACGATTTAACCGCATCATCGGTGAGACCGCTTTTCCTGCGTCCTTAACATCCCCGCCGTCGTCGCCTGCATCGACGGTGCTGGACATCACAGACGACGCCCCCACAGCTTCTAGCGAGTTGCAGAAAGTGTCCGATTCGGAATACGCCCCACTGTTTGTGACTCGTGATGGCGTGTTAACGCTGTACAACCAAAACCAGATACGCACACAGACCCGCTCAATTGTGTCGCAGGCGACCTATGGCGCTGGCGGGGTTGCTATTGGCTCTGACGTCATGCTTTCTTACGACGGTGATTCGTTGCGTAACGAGGCAAACATTTTGATGTCGCAGGGCGGTGTTTACAAAGACACCAACACGACAAGTGTGACCGCCTACGGAACTGCTGAGGCAACAGTGGACACGCAGGTGGCAAGCCTCGCTAATGCGGTGTCTATTGGCGACATTGTGACGGGTTGGGGCGGTCAGGTTTACGCTAAGGCTGATCCGTTTGACGTGGTGTTGTCGCCTAATAACAGTTGGGCGTCAACGCTTGACCGTGAGTTGAATGACCGCATCACGTTGGTGGTTTCTCCGCCGACGGGTAATTCGATTACGACGCCCATGTTGATTAACCGCATTTCGCACAGTGTTGTGCCGGGTGAGTGGCGTACCACGTTTCAGGGTTCGGCGCGTTGGGCTGCGGTTTTCATTCTCAATACTTCCACCTTGGGTGGGACTGACCTTTTAGGATAATCATATGGCTTACCCTGTTTTTGCTAGTGGAGACGTGCTGAATGCGTCTGATATGAATGCGGTTGGTTTGTGGCTTGTGAAGTCTCAGACCATTGGTTCTGGCGTTTCTAGTGTGACCGTTTCTGACGCTTTCAACACGAACTACAACGCATACAAGATTGTCATTACGGGTGGAGTGGCATCTACGACCAACGACTTGCGCCTGACTCTCGGCGCTTCGGCAACGACCTACGCCTACGGCATCATCTACAACACGACCTCAAGCGCAACCCCAGCAGGTCTTTCCTCAGCCTCAACCACATCGTTTCCATATGCAGGCGCTGGCACCGTGAACTTCCTCAACTTTGACTGCGAACTTGTCAACCCGTTTGCAGCGCAGTACACCACCATGAGCGCTTTTTACAACAACGGCCTGAGCCTTGGCACAATCAATGGCGTCCACGCAACAGCAACGTCATACACGGCGTTTACTTTGACCACGTCAGCGGGAACGCTTACGGGTGGAACTATCAGCGTTTACGGATACCGAAAGTAAAACCATGACTGAAGAAAAAAAGCCCCTACTCATCCAAATCGACGACGAGATTCGTGAGATGACACCCGAGGAGGTGACCGCCCATGAAGCGCTTATCGCTGACGCTACTGCTTTGCCCAGCGCTGACTAGTTGCGCCGACCGCGTCCGCTACAACTGCGACGACATCAAAAACCCCAGCGGAATCACAGAAGGAAAATGCAAATGAAACCCGAGAACCGTCTCAGCAACGAAGAAATCAAAGCACGCCTCATCCTCATCGTCGGCATCGCTCTGAGCGCATCCTTCGTGATGGCAATCATCTCCCTCATCTACGGCTTGCTGTTCGTCACCCAACCCCTCGACCAATCACCCAACGACGCCGAAGCATGGGCCGTCCTCTCACCAATGCTGATGACCCTCGCAGGTGGACTTATCGGACTGCTCGCCGGTAACGGGCTAAAGGACAAGCCAAAGGATCCGCCGAGTGCCCCGTAAGTATCCGTTCTACCCTGCGTGGGACGGCAAGCACGCCAGCCCCGTCACAGAAAAGCTGATGGATCTGTGTAAGCGTCGCTGGGGTTTCAGCAACCTCGGCATTTACGCCAACCGCCAAATGCGAGGCTCCAACAACCTCTCCGTTCACGCCACAGGGTTCGCTGTAGACATTGGCTACGGAACCTCCTCAGAGGGTCGTGAGAAGGCCGTACAGGCATGGGATTGGTTCTTGGCTAACTCGGCTGCACTCCGCATTTGTGAGGTGCATGACTACGCTTTCGGCAAGTGGGGACGGGGCTACCGATGCTCTCGTGGCGAAGGCACAAAAGGCGTAAAAGTCTTCACCGCCACCGACAACGCAGGCACACCCGGCGGACGCTGGCTCCATGTCGAAGTGTCTAACGATTGGGAAAGCCCCGAGGCTTTTGAGGCTGCATGGCGGGCGCTCCCTAAGCCATAAGGACGTGGCTGGCGCTTGGTCTCGCCAGTCACTAGGAGGGGCTAGGTGGTTCTCCATTGCGCCTAGCCTCTCCGCCCCCCAAATGCTTGACTTGTGTTTACACGGCGGGCATAATGTTTACACGGGTAACCAAGTACCCCAAAACAAAGGAGACAACCATGTGGGACGAACTACCACTATTCCGAAACACCGACCCCGAGACATCCGCAATGGGTGCTCAAGATGTCAAGCCCCGCAGGCAAACACAAGCCCTGCGTCTGCTCGCTGAGTACGCCCACCGTGACGGCCTCACCGACGAAGAAGCAGCACTCTTTGCCGGGCTTATTAAATCGGGCTATTGGAAGCGCTGTAGCGACCTCCGCACCGCTGGGTACATAATCCCTACAGGCGAGACCCGAATCGGCTCACAAGGCTCCCTGATGCGTGTTTGTGCCATTACAGAGGCAGGAAGGCAGGCGCTGTGATGGGTTACT